GAAGAGTGTGAATACAATGGCTAAGGTTTTAACCAGGAGAGATAAAATGTCAACACTCTGCCGGGATTGCACCGAAAATCCTGACACTTGCGAAAAGGACCCACTGGAGTGCAGCAAGAAATCAAAAGTTTATTTTGAACTTTATGAAGAAACTTTTACTAAAATTAGGAGGGGGAGCAATTAAATTCACACTTAAGCTTAAACCACATGAAGCTGGAAGTTTAATGAGGATTGTAGCTGTTCAAATTAATGATGATGAGGAAGTGATCAGCGAGACTGATGTCGGGTATATAGAAGGAAAATATGCAGATAGGATTTCATTTAAGGAAATGACTGACTGAGGAGGGGAGCAATTGAAAATAAATATTAGTTTATCTGAGGAAATGACAATTAAGAGTTCATTGCAAATGAGACTGGCTAACTTGAAATCGAGAAAACATAAAGATGATTATGTAAAAAAAGAGATCAATAAAATTGAGATGTTGCTGCAGAAGTTGGATAAAGAAGATGAAAAAGAAGCTAAGCGGATTATGAAGATGGAGGGATAGTAATGTTCAGCGAATTAACTTTCAAAATCATGTTAAAAGCTGCAGGAGCAGTTGTTGCGATATGGGTTCTATTGTCACTGGTAATCATAGCACTGGGAGGTTGAGGATGGAGATATATGTTTGTTTGGTAAATGTTTTTATGTATGTGATTTTACCGATAGCTGTTTTGAAAATGTCGATAGATTTTTTTAAGGATGTGAGAAAAATGTGGAAAGAAAATAGAAAAAACTCAACTGAGGGCAAATCAGCTGAGCGAGATAAAATTAAACACTCTAACTATAATATATCAAAAAAGAGAAACATTAACAACCTGGAGAGGTGGAGATAGATGAAAATTAAAAAACTGAAAATTAGTAATTATATAGGAATTGAGGAATTAGATTGGGACCCGGGAATGATTAACATTATTGAAGGGCCAAAAGGAACTGGCAAGACTTCGATTACAGAAGCTATTGAAACTGCTCTAAGTAATAATAAGCGCCGGACAGAAGTTATCAGCCATGGGAAAGATGAAGCCTTATTGTTTGTTGAGACTGATGAAGGGCTAGAAGTTGACCGCAGGCTTAGAACTGATAAGAGCGATTATCTAAGACTTAACGGAGATATGGTCGCTAAATCAACTGAAAGCGAATTAAGAAAGTTTTTCAGAGGCGATATATTTCGCCCGCTTGATTTCATAGATTTGTCAATTGATGAACAGACAGAAATTATCTTAAGCATGATCAAGATGGATTATTCAGAGGAAGAGATTAATGACTGGTTTGGCGAAGATGTTTTGAAAGATATTAATACCAGTAAGCACTTATTGCAGATACTGAAAGACATCGAAGGAAAATATTATAATGAGCGGACCGAGATTAATAGAGAGATCAGATCGTTAGAATCTCAAGTTAAAGGAATTGAGTCAGAACTTCCACCAAATTATGACGGTGAAAAATGGAAGAATGAAAAAGTCCAGGAGTATTATAATAAGGTCTCAAAAGCCAGAGAACTCAATCGGAAAATTGAGAAGGCTCAAACTTTGAAAGCTAATTTTGAGGATAGAGTTTCAGCTATTGAGGCAGAGGGAAAATCAAAGCTGGGTGAAGTTAGAGAGAAATATCAGCAGCAGAAAGAGGAAATTAAGGAACTGATTGAGCTTAAGGAAAACAAAATTGAAAATAAACAAAAGGAAATTAAACAAGTTGAAGCTCAGCTTTTGAATGATAATGACCAAGTTGATGATTGGCTACAGAAAGAGATTCAAATATTGAAGACTAAAGCAGAACAAGAGAAGCAAGAAAATGAAGAAGAGGCGGCTAACAGAAAGTATGAGATTGAGAAAACTATTCAATATCAAAAAGAAAAAATATCAGCTAAAAAGTCAGAACTCAATGGACTGGATAAGCAAAAAGAATTGGAGCTTAAGTCGATCGATAAAGAAGTAGTCAGAGATGTTAAAGCAGAAAGAGAAAAACTTTCAGAAGCAGAAAAATTACTAAAGGAAAAAGAAATGGTTGAAATTGAGCCGCTTCAGGAAGAAGCTGATAAGGTTGCAGAAATGAAGGAATATTTGTCCGAATGGAACAGAATGGTTCAGATTAGAGAAGGCCAGCTTACTCAGAAGAAAGAATACAGCGATCACTTAACAGAGCTAATTGAAATAGCAAGGGATAAACCTTCTGAGTTAATTCAAAAGCACGAAATGCCGCTTGAAGGAATATCAGTTGATGAAGAGGGATTAATTAGAATTGATAAGACTCTGCTTGACGGATTATCAAACGGCGAAAAATTAGAAGTTGCTTTCCAGATTGCGTTACAGAGAATGGGAAGACTTGAAATTATGTGCTTAGATGGGTTCGAAAAACTTAATGAGTCAGAACAAGAAAAAATACTTAAGATGTGTCGGGAGAATGGGATTCAAGCTTTTGTGACTATAACTAAAGATACTAAAAATAATGAGCGGATTATAAGAAGTGATTCAAATGATGAGAATTAACAAAAAATTAGTAGCTATGCTGGTGATCATGATTCTATCAATCGGAATTGCAGTTGGAACTGTCTTAACAGCTGACGAACAGCTTGATAATTTGGCGGCGTCTGAACAGACAATTAATGAAAAGGTAGAAGAAGCCCTTGAAGAAAAGTTTGCTAAGGAGCAGGCAAATATGCAGTTATATGTAATGAGTGCAGATAATGTTGATACCGGCGAGAGAGTTCATTTCTATTATAGAAGTGATGACAATCCGTTCTGGAGAGCTCACAAAATTATGGAAAAAGAAAAGATTAACTTTGAGAATTTGGTGATAAGGGAATCGGATTTATTGGAGGAGGAAAAGTAAATGGATGAACAATTTCAGCAACAAATAATCGATAAATTACAGTCGATAATTGACAGAATCGAGTCAGGTAAAATAGAAGTAAGAACTATAGGCGAAACGTCAGAATTTATGTATCAAGAATATTTTGATGAAGATAAACTTTCAGAAAATATTAATATTGAAATTAATGGATTTGTAAAGAGTGATTACAATGCCTAAAGTAATTAATCCTGACCAAAATATACAGCCCAGAGCGAGAATATATCTTAATCACATCGATTCAAATTATTTTGACGGTGTTCAGTACATGGCTTGGATAGTTAGAGGTAGAACAGCTTATAAGCAAAAATATGGAGTTTTGGGAATAAGTGACCATGATAGATTTACAGAGTTTTTAAAGACATTTCCGGTTGAGGAGGCTAATTAATGAATGTAGCTCACGCTCGAGAAACGCTCAAAATAATTGATAGAGCAGTCAAAGGTCATATGCTAACCGAAGACGATTTAAACCGAATTGACGTGATTATATTAAGCAGAATGGAGGAAGAAATTGAAGAGACTGATAGTTAAAATATTATTATTAATTATTCGCTTTTGTTTAAGACTTTTTGAGAAACTAACAGGCTTAACTATTTCAGCTGTAGGATATAGTAATCATAAAAACTGGTTAGAGATAGAAGTTTGGCAAAAAGATTATAGCTTTGAATGGGAAGAATATAAGGATTGCAATTACAAAATTCAACTAACTGAAGGAATTAGAATTACTTACTGGGATATTGAAGAAGATTTTAATACTATGAAAGGGGTTAATTATAATGAATAGAAGCAAAATGTTATGTTTTTTAGAGGAATTGCTGGAAGACTCGGCCGAAATGAGGCCTATAACTGGTAAACGATTTTTAGAAGAAGGAATTGATGAACTTCAAGATATATTAGTCGCTGAGGATTACAACAATAATACAGTTGGAAATTTGAGCCTGAAAGTGAATTTGAATGATGATGGAGTTATTAATGAATTGACTCAGATTGAAAGTAAACTGGAGAGAATTAATGTTTTGATGGATCAGGTTAGAGAAAAAGTTAACACAGATTATCAAATTAAAATAGGGGTTGAGGTTAATGAGTAATCAAAAACAAGTAGTTTTACAGCAGGCACATGGCCAACTTAACAAATTCTTAGATAAAAAGCAGGCAGCACTTCCAAGTGATTTTAATGAAACTAGGTTTTTACAAAATTGCATGACTGTTCTTCAGGATACTAAAAATATAGAAAAAATGAAACCTGTATCAATTGCCAGAACAATGCTCAAAGGCGCATTTTTAGGCCTAGATTTCTTCAACGGCGAATGCTATGCAATACCTTATGGGAATGATTTAAACTTCCAAACGGACTATAAGGGCGAGATTAAACTCGCTAAAAAGTATTCAATTAATGATATTCAAGATATTTACGCGAAAGTTGTTAGAGAAGGAGATTTCTTTGAGGAAAAGATTTCAGACGGCAAGCAGTCGATTGATTTCAGACCAAAATCTTTCAATGATGGAGATATAATCGGAGCTTTTGCAGTTTGCCTGTATAAAGATGGATCAATGATTTATGAAACTATGAGCAAGAAGGAAATTGAGAAAATAAGAAGCGATTTTTCTAAGATGCCTAATAGTTTGATGTGGAAGAAAACTCCAGGAGAAGCTTATAAAAAGACAGTTCTCAGGCGATTAACTAAGATGATTGAACTTGATTTTGGGAACCAGGAGCGAAAGAAAGCATATGATAATGGGTCCGATATGGAATTTGAGGAAGAAAAAAAGAATGAAGAAAAGTCTCCATTTGATGAAAAAGATGAAGCTGTAGATGTTGATTATGAAGATGTAGAAGATGAAGAACCAGAAGATGATTTTGCAAAAGATGTTGAGGATACTATTAAGGAGAGTGGTGAGTGATGGAAAAATATAATAAATTAAAAGCTATAGCTGCACAGAAAGAATATATAAGAGAAAACGGAGGGCCATTCTTCGCTCCAAAACATGGAGTTTGTTGGAAATGTCATAAAAATATTTATGAGCCAGAAACCGCTATTAATGCAAATGGGAATGAATATATTACCGGAATCACAGTTGAAGAAGCTGGCAATCGCAGAATAACTGGTTGTCCTCATTGTAACAGAAGCTATTGTTCATAAATTAAAAAAATCAAAGGAGGAAGATGATGGCTGAATATACTGAAGGTCCTTGGTTTTTGGATGATGATAAATTTTATAAATTGAAAATATTAAATAAAGATTTTATTGAGATTACAGAAGTTTACAGTTGGGATATTTCAGATTTAAAAGAAACAAAAGCTAATGCTAGATTAATAGCAGCTGCACCTGATTTATTAGAAGTGGTTGAGGAATTAATCAGCACTATCGAGAATGCTCCAGACCCTAGAATGGTAAATGATCACATAAAAATTGTTAAAGAGGTTATAAAAAAAGCTAAAGGTGATAATGATGCTTAAACTTACTGACGATAATTATCACTCAAGAAAAGCAAATTCAAAATATATGTCAGTCTCGACTTTCAAATCATTTCTGCCCTGGTACTCATATGGGTGTGAGGCCAAGGCTTTAGCGAAAATCAATGGAGAATGGGAGGAAGAACCGAGTTCAGCAATGCTAATGGGCTCATATATCCATGCTTGGGCAGAAGGAAAGCTTGATGAGTTTATGGCTAACACTCCTGAATTATTCAAGCAAAACGGCGGATTATATGCGAAATACAAGCATGCTGACAAGATGATCGAAACTATCAAAAATGATGAATACATGATGAAAGTGCTGCAAGGTGGCAAGGAAGAAATAGTAACTGGGGAGCTCTTCGGAGTTCCCTGGAAGGCAAAAGTTGATGTCTTGAATGATGAATTTCAGACTTTCACAGACCTTAAAACCACTCGAGAAATTGGCAGGGATTATTACAACGAACATGCTCAGGAATATCAAAACTTCATTAATTACTGGGGTTATGATATTCAAATGGCAGTCTATGCAGAACTAATTAAGCAGCAGAGAAAACTGGATAGTTATTATATGCCTCATATTGCCGTAGTCGATAAGCAGGACCCGCCAGATAAGGCTGTTATTTATTTTGGTACTGATTGGATACAGGATAAGCTGGAAGAACTTGAAATAGTCGCTGAAAGAGTTGTAGATGTCTGGGCAGGGAAAAAGGAGCCAAATAGGTGTGGGAAGTGTGATTATTGTAGATCAACTAAAAAGATTACTGAATCGATATATTGGAAAGATTTTTAGGAGTGATTAGATGGCTGGCAAAGGTTGGATTTCAGTTCATAGAAAAATACAAAGTCATTGGGTTTGGGATAGTTCCGAGCCCTTTGACAAACGCTCCGCTTGGATAGATATTTTATTGTTAGTTAATCATAAGAAAAATAAATTTTTATTGGGTAACGAATTGGTTGAAGTTGATAAGGGCGAAAAGATAACATCTGAAAGAAAATTAGCTAAAAGATGGCATTGGTCGAGGACTAAAGTTAGGAATTTCTTAGAGTTGCTTAAAAAAGATGAAATGATTGAGTTTGAAAGAAAACCCCACAAAAGAACCAGGCTTAAGGTCCTAAACTATGGGGATTATCAAGGTTCGGGAAACCAGCAAAAAACCAGTAAAAAACCACAGAAAAACCAGTCGAGTACCAGCAAAGAACCAGTAAAAAACCTAAACAATAATGATAATAATGAATTAATAATGAAGAATAATGATAATAATATAAGTCTGGAATCGAAAATTGGGGAAATTTATAATTCACTTTCTGAGAATAAAAGACAATTATTTCATGCTTATATTGATCTTTATCGTCAAGAAAACAAATCTAAAAAAATTACAGAAGGCAAACATCATAGATTACTTGTAGAATTATTTAAAATATATAAAGAAATGAAATTTGATTTCAATGGCAATGAGTATAAATTGAATGAGAAATCTTTTGAATCAGGTGTAAGTGAAATTATTAAAAAAGAAGTTGCAAACTTGAATTATTGCAAAAAAGTTTGGATCAGCGAATTGGAAAGGAGCAAAAATAGTGGGGAACAAGTTTCAGAAAACTATTCAGATGAAGAAGAAAAACTTGGAGCAGAAGTCGACGAACTCTTTGACCAGGACTAAGAATTTAATCAGCAAAGAGAGGCAAATTGAACTATTATACGAAAATCTAGTAAAGCAGTTCAAAATCCCGAAGCGATTCAGAAATAAGACATTCGATAATTATAATCTAGAACGCGGAAATAAGCAGGCATTTAAAAAAGTGATGAATTATGCTAACGATTACAAAAAACGCGTTAAAAATGGAACGTGGCTTGTTCTAGCGGGTGGATATGGACTTGGCAAGACTCATCTTGCTTTAGCAGCTGGCAAAAAGTCACTTAAATATTATGCTGAAAAGAAGGCTGAAAAATCAAGAAGCCTTAGTTATATTGGTTCAAGCCCAGTGAAATTCATATCAAGTTCAGAGATGATTCAGGCGATTAGAGATAGTTATGATAGTGATCAGTTAGATGAAAGGCAGCTAATGAACGGGTATAAAAAAACTTCTCTGCTAATAATTGATGATTTAGGAACTGAAAAGGCTTCCGACTGGCAGAGGGAAAAGATGTATATTGTCTTAAATTACAGATATAACGAACTACTGCCGACTATTATAACTACTAATCTGAATGGTTCGGAATTGACCAAACATATATCGCCCAGAGTTGTAGATCGGATGACAGAAGCGGCTGACCGAGGTAAGTATTTTGTGAAATTTGATGGCAAAAGTTATAGGAGGTCAAAATGAGAGATTATGAATATCTGCCGGCTGGTCAAAGAAAGTTGGCTGAACAACTGGATGAGGAAGATTTTAAAAGAGAAGAAAGGACCAGGGAGCTTGAGGAATCACTTAAATCTACTCGTAAAGCAATAGAAAATGTAGAAGAAGGCAGTATTATTTATTTTGAATTGATTAGAGTTGAAGAAAACATTTTGGAAGTCTTAAATAAATACAATTGAGGTGATGAAAGTGATAAGTGGATAGAAACTTAAGGAGGCAAAAATGAACCTAAAAGAAAAGCTAATGGAAGATCATCCGCAGTTAAGTGAATCGCAGATAGAACAAATAATTGAGGAAGCCGAGAGGAAGGTTGATAATGCCGAAGGAAAAGAAATTTGCCCTTGATGTTCCTGAAACTCAAATAGATGAAGAAAAATTAATAAAATATATCAGACAAATCGTTAGGGAAGAAGTGAGAAAATATTTTGAAGAAAGAATTCCTGAGTTCGATTAATAGTAATATAGTGTTTTGGATAGTAGTGGCATGGTTTGTTGCGAGGTTTACCAGAATAAAATAGAGGGGGGTAAAAATGGATAATATTTTTGGTTGGATTTTAGTAATAGGTGCATTTATTATAATGGCTGTTACAAGGGAGTAAAGGAGGTTGATTATGACTGAACGTAAAAAAGGCAGTATATTAATTGATATTGATAGTTCAGCGCTTGAAGTTATACAGGTTACAAAATGCAGACAATGTGATGGATTAAAATATTATGGTAAAGATTTAGAAACTGGCGTATTTGGTTGGTGGCACGAAGCTGAAGTGGTTGGAACTGAAGAAGAAGTTTATAAAGGAGGTTAATTATGAATATCAAAGAATGCAAAGCTGGAATGACAGTTAGAGCTAAGAAAAATATATCGGCGAGTGTTAGCGAAGGTGATGAAGTAAAGATAATTTATGCTCAGGAATATCCACCTTTTATTGACATAGACAATGGTGATGTTATTGTGCCTGAGCGTTCACCTGAGCATTTTGAAAAAGTTGAGGGAGGTAAATTAATGTATATTATTCAAGTTAAGCGTGATCCGAATATGGAAAACTTTGTTGATATGGCGGAGGAAGAAAAACCAGCTGCAGCTAAGCAGAGAATGAAGCAACTGGTTGGAGAATATCAGTCGGAAGGCAGAATTGTAGAAGTCAAGGCAGAGGCTAAAATGGAATATAATGATTATTTCAAAGAAGAAATTGAGAACAAAAAAGAAGAATTAGAAATTAATACAGTCGATCCAGATAGTTTTATTAAATCTTTAAAAGAAACAAAAATAAATAAATCACCATGCAAAGGAGAAATATGCGCTCATTACAATGATGGCGAATGCGAGTCTTTTGATAATATTAATGACCCGATAGTTAATAATGAAGGAGAATGCCAGGGTTTTAAACCTGGCGGAAAAGAATATATCTTAAATGAGATTAAAAGAGTTTCTGAATTTTTAGATAAGACTCCATCGATGGGAGATATGGCAGCCAATACCGATATAGACCGCAATCAATATTACAGATTATTCGATGGATATAAAGATGCTTGCAAACAAGCTGGCCTTACACCTAATAAGGCAGGTAAATAATGAATACAGGCTGGGAAAAGAAAAATATAACTAGAAAATTAGATTTATTTTCAGAAGTTAAAGAAATGTCAGCTATAAAGTATAAAGATTTCCGATTAAGTTGCGGACTGGATCTTCCGAGTTTAGGAACAATAATTAGCAACTTTGGAACATGGAATAATTTCAAAAAAGAAGTATATGAAGGTGGAGCTCAAAATGAAAGTTAAAGATTTAAAGAATATTCTAGAAGAATATAATCAAGAAGCCGAAATCTCAATATTAATTAATAATCAAAAACAAAACATAAAATCAATACTATTTGGTAGTTCTGAAGGAGTAACTATGGAAACCGCTGAAGATGTTTTAATTGAACCTGATAATTCTAATAATTTTCACGAGGAGGAAAATAATGACTAACTGGGAGTGCAAAAACTGTAGAAAAGAAACTGATCACCAAATCGAGCAAACTGGACAAGAAAAATATAAGGATTACAAAATTCTAATTTGCCAGGTATGTGGCGAAAAGGAAATGGTCCCCGAAAATATAATTGAGCAGCAGGAAGATGACAGCTTGAAAGTCAACTGGGGGGCGATTCAAGAATGAGCTGGAAATCATTCAAGAAAAAATATCATGTTGAGGCTATTGTTTATCCGTGATGGCCCGGGCAATCGGAGGTGGAATTATGCTTAGAATCAAAAGTTATAAAGATGTTCAGATAATTAAACACGCATTGCAGCATTATATAAAAAGAGATGGAGCTTCAGATAAGGATATAAGACAGGAAAAGAAAGTCTTGGTTCAAACAAAAGAAGAAGTAGAGTGGATGAAAGAGAGGTATGGTATAAATGACTGAGAAAATGAGCGCTGAAGAATACAGAAAAAATAAAAATTTATCAGAATATGATGAGCAAATTAAGTTAGCTGAATACTTAGATATGAAAGGCTATTTATGGTGCCATGTACCAAACGGAGGAAATAGAAATCCAATTACAGGTAAGAAACTAAAGATGCAGGGAGTTAAGCCAGGAGTGCCAGATGTGCTGATATTTGATGATCCAACTTCCGAATATACAATGAATTTTAGTGGAATTGCTATTGAACTCAAAAGAAGCAATGGAAAGCCGTCAGATGTAAGGGATACTCAAAAAGAATGGTTAGAAGCTTTAGAATGGAGAAATTGGCAGACTAAAGTTGCTTTTGGAGCTGATGATGCTATTGAATTCTTAGAAGAATTGGAGGCTTAATCATGACAGTAGGGGAGCAAATAGAAAAGCGGCAGCCTCAAATATATAATTTTCTGATTGATTGCTTTGATTTGAGTCTGAGAAAGACCGAAAGAGTTGAGCCAGTTGAATTTGCAGAAGATGACTCAGTTTTTAATTATTACAGGGAGATGATGGAAAAGCCGAGGGGAGTGAAACTCTAATGGAGCCAGAAATTAAAGAAAGGATAGAAGAACAGCTTAAGAATTATCCTTTTTTAAAATCTAAAATAAAAATTACAACAAATAAAATAGCACATCAAGAAGATTATGCAGCTCAAGCTACTGATTATTCTAAAATACCAGGGGGAAAGACTAACAGCGTCTATTCTGATGTTGAAGAGTTTGTACAAAATAAATTAGATAAACATCCAGAATTAATTGAATTGATCATGAGAAAAGAAAGAATAGATGCTGCTCTTGAGTGTTTAACATACAAAGAAAAGCGATTAGTAAGATATAAATACTTTGAGGATATGACTGATAATGAAGTCAGTGATAAAATGAGGGAACTAGAGTTGCAGACATTTAGTATCAGAAATGATTCGACTATTAGAGATTATTCAAGCACTACAATTCAGCGTATGAAGAAAAAAGTGCTGGAAAAGCTACAAAAAGTAGGGTTATGAGAAAAATGAGCAACAATCGGGCAATAAACGGGCAACTTTCGGGCAACATTTCATTAGATTATGTGATATTCTATTATTGTGGAAATAAATATAAACTTTGTTTTGTTTATTTTCCTCCTTTATTGGAGCCCTGGCCTTGCACCTCCAGGGCTTTTATTATTTTGAGGGGAGAGGGAGATTATAGAGGGTGTGGGGTGCTGTTGAGTTATTTATTTTCAAGAAAGATAGGAGGAGAATATGTTTGTAAAATGTGATTCATGTAATATAAAATTTGAATTTAAGAATCCTAAGAAAAGAAAACTAACTGATCAGGTTTCAGAAATATATTTTGAATGTCCTAATTGTGGGGAAAAGTTTCACTCTTATTATGAGAATGAGAAAGTTAGAAAGCTAATTGGAAAAAATAAGGAATTACAAAATAAGTTAAAAGCAGATATTACCCAGGCTAAATATGAAAGTTTGATGAAAAAAGTAAAATACAATAAGAGAAAAATAGGGAAAGAGCAGAAGAGAATAAAGAATAATTTAAAAGGTGATTAGATGAAAATCATCAGAGGAGATAAGAATTGCAGCAGATGTGAAAATGATTATTTTTCAGATGGAGCAACTGAAATAATGAAAAACAATAATTTATGTATTGAATGTGTTATGGAATATCACCGCTATATGTTTGGTGCAATGTACAATAATCAAGAATTTTTAAGTATTGAAGATTGGAAGTAATTTTAAAAGGGGGTGTTGTCAGTGAAAAAATTAAGATGTATCGGATTGAAAAATGATGGTAGTAGATGTACCAGAAAAAAAGAATTTGAAAATGATGAAGCTCCAAGAGAATGGAGGTGCTGGCAGCATCCTGAAGAAAAAAATAATAACTTAAGTTTAACTGAAAAACAGAAAGCTTTTGCTGATGAATATATTATTTCTATGAATGCAACTGATGCAGCTATTAAAGCTGGTTACAGTAAAAATAGCGCTTATGCTATCGGAAATCAAAACTTGAATAAACTTGAGATTAAAAATTATATAGAAAAGAGACTCAAAGAAAAAGAAGCGGCCAGAATTGCAACCCAAGATGAAGTTTTAGAATACTTAACAGAAGTAATGCGAGGGGAAATTGAAGAAGAAACAGTTGTTACTGAAAATACTGGGGATTATCAAAGTCAGGCCAGAGTTGTGAAAAAGAAAGTTGGCCCTAAAGATAGGAATAAAGCAGCTGAATTACTTGGTAAAAGATATTCTCTCTTCAAGGACAATATAGATATTGAACTTAATGGTGGAGTTCAAATAATAGATGATATAGAGTGATTTTATGAAGAATAGAGTAAGATTAAGCGATCATGTTATACCGAAATTCAGAGATTTTTGGAAAGCTACTAAAAAGGATAAATATTTATATTATGTTCTTAAAGGTGGTCGCTCTTCAGCAAAATCATCACATATAGCTATTAATAGACTTATGGCTACAATTAAAAATCCAGTAAATGGGTTAGCTGTTAGGAAGCATGCAAAATATATAAGAGAATCAATTTTTACAGAATTCAAATGGGCAGCAAGATTGTTAGATGTTGATCAATATTTTAAATTTCAGGTTAGTCCTATGCAGGTAATATATTTGCCTCGAGGTAATAAAATATTATTTGCAGGTGCTGATGATCCAACTAGAATTAAATCACTTGCTACTGAAGAATATCCATATACATGGCTCTGGATTGAAGAATTGGCTGAATTTAAAACAGAAGATGAGGTAGGAACCATAGAGGACTCTATAGTCAGAGAAGAGACAGGCTTTGATTATAAAGTCTTTTATTCTTATAATCCACCAAAAAGAAAAACTAACTGGTGCAATAAGAGATTTAACAGTGTGACTTTGCCTGATTTATATTACGTTCATCATTCAGATTATAGAGATAATCCTTATATAGCAAGACAAACTCTGCAAAAGATTGATATTTTAAAAGAAGAAAATGAACGAAAGTATAGACATACATGGTTGGGAGAACCTATAGGGTCTGGAGTTGTGCCTTTTAATAATTTGAAGTTTAGGAAAATAACTGATAAAGAAATAAATAGATTTGATAATATTCGACCTGGGATTGACTGGGGCTATGGAGCTGATCCATTTTCTTATGTTAGGTGGCATTATGATTCAACCAGAAGAATATTATACGCAATAGATGAGATATACCAGGTTAAATTAAGCAATAGAGAAGCGGCAAAAAGAATTAAGAATAAGGGTTATGAAAATGATTTGATTATAGCCGATAGTGCTGAGCCTAAATCTATAGACGAACTTAAAGATTATGGGATAAAAATAATAGGAGCTAAAAAAGGACCTGGATCAGTTGAGTATGGAGAAAAATGGCTAGATGATTTAAATGCTATTGTTATTGATCCAAAAAGAACGCCCAATATTGCTAGAGAGTTTGAAAATATAGATTATCAAACAGATAGAGACGGCAATATAAAAAATAAACTTATTGACAAAGATAACCATACTATCGATGGTACTCGTTATGCATGCGAAAAAGATATGGAGATAAAACCAGATTTATCACCAAGAAAAAACAAGCCTGCAGGATATTAGGAGTTGATGAAGTTATGAGTTATTTAAGCAAAGGAGATAGCTGGCCTCCAACAGATGATGACCGTAAAAGAATAGAAAAGTATAAAGAAAACAAAAAGCTTTTTAGAGGTAAACATGATGAAATTTTTAAAGATGTGCAGCGTAGATTAGAAAATGCTGATCAGAAAGCAATGACTTATCTTGTAGCAAATTATTGTGGTCTGCTTTCTAAGTTATCAGCAGATATGCTTTTTGGTGAGCAGCCAAAATTTAAAGTAAATAATGAGGATACTGATGAAAGACTGCAGGAATTAATAACAAAAAATAAACTTTATACAGGACTTTATGAGTCAGCTTTAGGTAATTCTTATCGTGGAGACTCCTGCTATAAAGTTAGATATGCAAGAAAAAATAAATTTTCTGAAGAGCGCAGCATAATAATTGAGTCTCAAAATCCTAATTACTTTTTTGTAGAGCAGGCAGACGATAATATTAGACAGGTCAATAGACAGATCATCGGTTGGGATTTTATGAAGGATATGAATGGCGATGATATAGAAGACACCAGGTTTTTAAAGCTGGAAGTCCATGAGCCAGGCAAAATTTTTAACTTTTTATATAAAATTAGTGGGTATACAGTT